ATCTGTATTGATACTGATTCATTTGAAGAAATGATGTCCGATGTTATTTGTCTTGTTAATAACTCGAACAACATTGCAGTATTTTTAAACTTTGAATGTTTTATTTTCTTCATTTTTCCTTATACCTGTTTGTGTACACTTTCATAGAATAAATATAGAGAAAGTTACAATTCATCTAATAAATTGTTTTCATCGAGTAAATTTGGTTCATTTTCTTGTTTTATAGACCGTTTAAGACTTTCCGATATTATTTTCTTTGTTTTAATTTTAATACCAGACATACTATCTATCAATTTTTCAACATTTTTATTTTCAAGGGATAGTGGTGAACCACCTTTACTATTAACCTTCGGTGAATTATTCACCTTTAATGTATTACCAACATCTTTCATTCCAATAGGATCACGCCCAAATGGACTCTTATCCGTTCCATAGTTTAAGTTTTTAGCAGGTCTACCCGCACCTGGCCAACCACCTTCTGGAACTTCAACATCATTTATTACTTTAGCACCACCACGAATCTGCATACTTGCAATATCGTGAGGAGTTCCGAAAGACTCTTTTGTTACAGCAGGATCATTTCCTTCATTTTCAATTTGTTTCTGACGGAATGCGTGTTTAATATCTTCAAGAACTTCATTCTTTTCAAATTCAGCTTCGTCTTCTGATAAATTGAATATGTTTGAATAAATATACTTCAATGAAAATAGTTTTTTCTCAATTAGTGTTCCAGCCAAATCCACTCTTTCTTTCATAAGAGCAACTTTTTCTTGTTCGTAGATAATAGATGGACCGGTTAATCCCAACTCAAAGTTTACTAAATCTGCATTCTCATACCCCTGTGCATATAAATGAACAATGGCAATTTTTGTTAATTCAGAAACTACAATTCTTTGTATTCTTTCTATTGTTCTGGCAAAACGAATATCAAGAGCTGCAAGTGTTGCCTTACCTTCTACCCTTTCATCATAGCCCAAATATGGTTTCGGAACTTTCAGAGCAGCGAATATTTTTGAACGTAAATACTCAATATCTTGTATAGAATCATATTGTAAACCAGCAAGTGTTTCAATGGTGGTTCCAGATTGACCCCCACGAACTGGAAGATAAAAGTCTTCCAAAAGATTTTGCATATTAAAACGAAGATTATAGTCACCGGTCTGTTCATTGATGATAGGTGTTTTCTTCATTCTATTCATAAGATTGTTCATGTATTGATCTACTTCTGCCGGTGGGATGTTACCAATATCAACTTTGAATATCCTTTTTTCAGGCGCACGCATAATACGATGTATCAACATCGCATCTTCCATTAGTAACAACTGTTTGAAAAGTTTTCTAGCACCTTCCAACATGGATTTACCATACGGTAAAAAGTTAGTATCACCTAGAAGACGAAAATGAGCAATTTCATAATTCTGAAATTCCCCCTTACCGAGAGGACCCTCGTAGATAAATTTTGTCATATAGATATGTTCTGGATCAGTTCCTTCCTCTCTTTGCATTTCATACGGAGAAAATGGAACAACATTAGTTACACCCAATTCATCTTTTACATCAAGGTACAAATAAAAATCACCATATTTACAGAGATTACGAATCCACGGCCAAAGATTATATTCTATATTAAGAACATCATAAAAAAGGTTACGAAGTATTTTTCTTATATTATCATTATCGGTTCGTATGGTTAGTACATCACCTTGATCATTTTTTAGAGTGCTTTCATCTGAATATATGTCAAGAGCAGATGAAATAATGGCATCGGTGTCCATTGCCTCATAATCGGTGTACAAGTCTATCTTTGTAGCAGAAAAAGAGTTATACTGGTTGTATACAGAAATAGGAGTTCCCTTTGTTCCATGCAATCGACCATATCTGTCAATAACTTTTGATGTATGAGGGTTCCCATCACCTTGATACCTTGCAGTATCAACGACTTTTAATTTTTTACCACCAACATTACGAACAACAACATTAGTTGAAAAAAGTGTTTTTAACCTATCAAATAATGATTTTTTCTGTGCCATTTGTCACCTATTTTGTATACTGTAAACTTAATATAAATATGTAGTAAAAATTAGAAACGTTATTTTATTAACCATGTTAGGTCTTCGTTTTGACCATTCACGGTCATACTCCAACCATCGCGGTCATCACCGTATTGATATGATGGTTTAAGTGGTGTTGTTGATTTTCCCATGTAATCTAAACTCATTCTTGTCTTCATCAGTCCCTCTTGACGAAGTTTTATTGCGGTATCTCTAACCCAAAGACCAATCGCAAATGACATAACCAAGTCATCTTTATATCCATTTTGTGCCTCTGCCTTTGAACCATTCCAAACAAATACAAGAAGTTCTTCCGTCAATCTTGCAGATTTTACTATCGGTGTTCTTTCACGGAAATATGTTTCCAATTTAGAAATAAGAAGTGGTCTTGTTTTTGCACTTGTTGTAAATCCAGGAACCATTTGTGATTTATCTTTTAAGTCATAACCTTTTGGTATCTGTATAGATGGATCGATATAACCGTCTTCTTTGTAAGTGTAATAAAGATTTGGATAACCTCTATCAATAATTTGTTGAATAACCGCCCAACCAACATTGGCATTTTCAACTACTAACATTGCATCATTGTATTCTGTGGCAACTGATACTAACATATTGCCATATGATTTTGTATCAAGTTTTCCACGATATTCTGCAACTTGTTCTAAATTATCTATGTCAAGAACATGAAATGCTGAATTATCGTTTCCATCACCACGCGCAACATCGGCTACAACAATGTAAGTTTTATTGGGATCAGGATAATCCCAAATCCAATAAGCATCCTCTGCACCACGTTTTTCTTTCGGTTCACAAACATAAGTTTCTCTATACCATTGAACCAATTCACCATCAATCACAGAACGACCGGATGCAAGAAAGTTTCCATCACATTCTTGTTTTGCCAAATCTGGTCCGAGAAGAGCATCTTGTTCGTCTCTCCACGATTGATCACGGTCTGGATGGACTTGCCATAATAATTCTATTGGATTGAATGAACTTTCTTTTAGTGTTGCCTTTACCCATTGTTTATGGTAAAAGTTACCAACACCATTTGGTGTAGAATTGATAATTGCCGTACCACCAGTTGCAAGAGTTTGTTGTGCAGATGCCCATATTTTATCTATGTCATCAATAAAAGCGGCCTCATCTATAATCAGAAGTGAAAGTGCTTCAGAACGAGCAGAGTCAGCGGCAGCAGAAACGGCTTTAATTTGTGAACCATTCCTAAAACGAAGTGACAATTTATTATCTTCTTGAACGCCGGTCTTTAACCAACTTGGAAGATTGTCATACATAACACGAACTTTTGTAACCAAGTTCTTCGCAGTCTCCTGTTTCGTTGCAATAACAAGAATGTTTTTATCTTGATTAAATAACATCAACCAAAGAGAATAACCAGCAATAAGTGTGGATATACCCAACTGACGAGATTTAAGAACTATATTCCATCGATTATTGTTAAATTCTTTTACAACATCTTCTTGGAATGGATATAATTCAAATAGTATTTTGCCACGAGTTGGGTGTTGAATCTTTGCATACCTTTTCATAAAATATACAGGATTACTTGCACACTTAGCAAATTCCTCTTTGATTATGTCTTTAAGATTTTTATTCGATTGACTCATTGAACTACCAACACTATTCCTAAGACGGAAGCGGCTCCGGTTAAGAACCACAGAAATTTATTATCATACCAACGTGGTTGTAATTCTTCATTTATCTTTTCAAGTTCTTTGCTTCTTTTTTGACAAGCATCAATAACTTGATCACGGTTTCTTAGTTGTTTGAGAAACATATCAGACCGAGATTGATATAAGTCTATTACAGTATCTTGTGCATCAACCACCGTTTTTAAATAATCAACTGAATCTCTAATTAGTTGAATTTTATTTGCCAGTAAAGTTATTTCCGTTTTATTGAAACAGTAAACTGAATCTTTCTCTGTAGCAAACAAATTTGAGGTCAAAAATATTAAAGCAAAAACATATTTCATAATCACTCACTTAAAAATTTGTTGATATACTTAATTGCATCATTTGAATTTTTTATGATAGGTTTTCTTTTTTTATTGAAAGATTTTTTAACATCTTCTAGATTATCTTTTTTTACATTCAATATAGAATCCATTATGTCCGCACGTTTTTTCAATTCAATATAATCATATTGATATTTGTTTATCAATGCCTCCAAACTATCTTTTGTTTTTGTTGAAGACTTCATTTGTTCTTTTGAACGATTGTTGTCATAAACTACATAAACAAAAAGTATTGCAAATACAGAAATGGCAAAAATTTTTATGTAGTTGCCAATTCTTTTTTCCAAAACATTTTCCATTTTTAATCCTTTGTATACGTTGAAACCATTTTTGCTCTACCACGACCGGTAGCACCTTTTTTTCTCTTTCGTGTTACGGCACTTCTTTTTTGCTTGGATGACATAGAAGCAGCTTTTGATGCAGGAACGCATTTTGGATATGCTCTTTTGCCACCTTTTCTGGCTTTACTACCAGCAGAAGCGCCACATGGAGGATGGCCACCACTTTTTTTCTTACGAGAAATATCAACCCATTTTTCTCTAAACCAACCGGTTAATCCACCACTGGGTTTTTTTCCTTCGATCAGAACCGAACGAAAGTATTCTCTGATTATTTCTCTAACAATATTTTCTGTGCATTTATTCATACACATAAATATAGGTTTAATTATTTTTAATCAATATATGTAATTAGTATGTCAAGTCAATAAGTATCTAGCATATGGTATCTTAAATTTTTTCGATACTTCTAAATTTGCTCCGTGTGTTGATTCGCCATGTATCCAGTCTGATTGTGCATATTCATCTTCATTTAGTTTATATGTATTGAATATTGATTCAATTTTTTCTTGTATTTCTTCTTTTTTTTGTTTACGATATTCTGAAATATCGGTTTTGTAATTTGAATATATTTCCAACCAATTATCCCAACCAATTTTTGGTTCTTGCATAACATATGTGTATTTTGCATCAACTACTCTATCTTCCACAATTCGATCATCTATAAAAGTCAGTATGTCATCCAGAGAAAATGATCCATAAATTTCAGTTTGACGACCTGTAAAATTTATTTCATCCTCATAATTCGGTGGATGATTGTGTACCGTTATCCCATCTTTTAGACTTAAAATAAAAGATCTAGTATCAGAGCTGATTACAACCTGTTCATTATCACCCTTTATTATTTTAAATTTATCTTCCATTTTGTTAGTAATAAGTAAATGTTCAATAGGATTTTTTCTATATTTTTTTTCAAATTTTTTAATTATATCCATTTTTGATCCATATCCACCAACTGGATATACACTTATTGCCTCTCGAATCAAACGTTTTTCATTTATATTTGCTTGATCATTAATATATGTTTCATCGATTACTTCATCTGAAATTAATTTTTTTGCTGCATTTTTTAAATACGAATCATTAATATTGATTGTTTCTGCCATTTTATCTCAAACCATTTAGTAAATTATCTATTATCAACATATCTTGCATATGGTATTCTATATTTTCGTGAAACTAAAAGATTTGCAACATGCAATGAATCTTCAAACCAAGATCTAGGATCGTTTTTACCAATTCCTTTTTCAGCCGCAAGTTTTAGTTTATTTCTATTTGCAATAAAAACTTGGTCAAAAAATTGATACAATGGGTTACCAGTAAAGTCTGGTGTTCCATTTACTAACTTATATTCAATAGTTTCTGGATATTGATTTTTCCAAACATCCCACCCAACAACAGGTCTTTGCATTACATATGCATA